ACAGGAGCTACAGGAGCTGCAGGAGCCGATGGAACCGATGGGGCTACAGGAGCTACAGGAGCTACAGGAGCTACAGGAGCTACAGGAGCTACAGGAGCTGCAGGAGCTGCAGGAGCCGATGGAGCCGATGGAACCAACGGAACACCCTTACCCACGCAAACTGGCAATTCAGGTAAATACTTAACCACAAACGGTTCCACCGCTTCATGGGGAACAGTGGCAAGTGGCGGTGTCAATATGACTTCCGCAGCTACAGCACCCTCAAGCCCAGCAGTGGGCGACCAATGGTACGACACCACGAATGGTGTGCTGTATGTACGAGTGACCGATGGCACAGACGCAGCTTGGCTGGACATTTCATCTGCCAACGGTACAGCAGCCGCGGCTGGAGGTGGTGGAGGAGCATGGGAAGTTATTAGTTCTCAGACCGTTACCAGTGCGGTAAGTAGTGTGGATTTCACTGGGATGAGCGGCTATGAAAACTATAGGGTAATGTTCAGCGGTGTTACATGCTCATCAAGTGGGTCGTACATGAAGGTTTGGCCTAGACAAGGTGGGGCTTTCCAAACAGCAGGGGCTTCTGCTAGGCGTATGTCGTATGACGCCAGAAATGGGACGGCTGCGGATAGTATGTGGAGTACCACGAGCTTCTTCCAAGCAATTCCCTCATTGAGTACAGTGGGTACTGAATCTAGTGGTGAGTTACTAATCCCACGACCTCACGAGACTACTAACCATCTATGGACAGTAGAAGGTATTTATGGATATAGCGGATTTTCCTACTATAGAGTCACAGGCCATTTTAATGGAGGTAGTGCGGCAGATTATAAAAGGCCGATAGATGGGGTTCAGTTTATTCCCTCTGGTGGAACTATTACAGGCGGAACTTTCACCCTCTACGGCATTAAGAACTCATAGGAGAAACACATGGCAGCATACGATTACAGTTCAGGTGGTTTCCCAGCTAGCCCAGCGACAGACGACACGTTAGCAATGAAGGGCACGACCTACAAATACAACGGTTCGGCGTGGGAAGTACAGACGGGTGGCACAACGAGTTACACCTACACAGCAACCAGCGGTCAAACCGCATTTACAGGCGCAGATTCAAATAGCAAAACCTTAGCCTACAGCGCGGGAAACACTCACGTATTTCTCAACGGTGTGTTACTTGATGCGGCTGATTACACAGCCACCGATGGCACGACAGTCACACTAGGCACAGGCGCTAGCACAGGCGATACGCTGCAGATTGTGGCTTATGGTGTGCTTGTTAGTTCTGGTGGAGGCGGTGGTGGCTGGACTACCATTACGTCAGGCACAATCACTTCTGGTAATAACGTGACGCATCTGGATTTCACAGGCATACCCACATCTTATAATGATCTGCGTATTATCATAACGGATGGAATGAATAGCGGTAGCTCACTTGGTTGGAGGCGCTTGCGAATCGACTTTGGAACAGATGCAACATTTGCAACGCTTCGGGAAATGCAAGTGACGGGGTATATAGAGACTTTAAGTGGGACTAATTCAGTCAAATCCGGATTTCAGACGGCAGCATCAGGAGGTGGCGCACATTGGCTTATTGGTAATAATTCAGGTAATTATTCCACGAATAGGCATCATGGGGTAATTAACTTAATCAATGTGAACAGCGATCACCGCCACGTTGTAGGCAAATTCATAACTCAGGGTACAGGGTCAGACCCAGTTACATACGATAGTGCCTCGTTTAGTTGGAACGGTGGATTCAATAATATCCGTATTACTAATCAGTATTCTACGGGATTTTACCCTGACACCAAATACATTTTAGAAGGTAAATAGGAGAGCAATATGAGCAAATCAAGAGACTTAGCAGCACTCCTAGACAGTTCGGGTGATGTTGTAGCAGACGCATTAGATAACGCTGGAGGCGGTGGTGGTGTAGGTGAGTTTAAAGGTGATTCAATTGCCATTTCGTCGGACGATACAGCATTAGCCAACGATGATGGCACTAACAATAGAAATATTGCCCTCGGTGACTTAGCGGGTAATAGCATTACCAGCGGTGCTGATAATATCCTGCTAGGTGATTCTGCAGGCAAGAGCATAACCTCGCAGAGCTATAGTGTTGTAATTGGCGCTGGGGCGGCTATTGGTGGTGACTATAGCAGGGACGTTTTCATAGGGAACGCCACAGGAGGTGCTGCCGCTAACTATCCATCTTGGGGCGGCAATGTTGGAATTGGTTTTGAGGCGATGAAATGGAGTAAGAACGACTATAGTAATGTTGGTATTGGTCGAGAATCTCTATTGTCGTGTCAAGGTGGTTATAACATAGGAATTGGACATAAAGCTGGGGAAAACGTTACAACGGGAGCCAACAATATAATTATGGGAAGTGGTGGTGGTACATCCACAGCGCCCAGTGGTGCAATTTCTACAGCCTCAAACATTATATGTTTAGGTAACAACAGTGTTACCAGCGCCTATATAAAAGTCTCATGGACAGTAACGTCAGACGAGCGTGATAAAGCTGACATAACCCCACTTACACATGGGTTAGACGTTGTGGAGTCCATCACGCCAATCAATTACTTCTGGGATAACCGCTCGGACTACTGGGTAACTACACCAGAAGTGCGGGATGAAACTGGAGAAGTTACGCAAGAAGCCATAACGACTAAGCATGATTCGGACGGCTCGCTAAAACAAGGTGACGACCTACGAATAGGTCTATCCGCTCAGAATGTGAAAGCCGCATTAGATAATGTGGGCTACACAGGTAATGCGGTTGTTAATTCAAACGACCCTGAAAACCTGAAAATCACAGAGACTAATTTGATACCGTTCCTAGTGAATGCAATTAAAGAACTATCCGAAAAAATCAAAGTATTAGAAGAGGCCCAATAACATGAGCACAAATGTATTTAAATTAGTCAACGGTGAGCGCATCGAACTCACCACAGCAGAAAACAACCAACGTCTAGCAGACGGTGCAGCAGCACAGGCAGAGCTTGAAGCAAGGGCGTGGCTTGATGGTCGTCTATCTGAGTACCCTGCAATAGCAGAGCAGCTTGATAACATTTACCATAATGGCATTGTCGCGTGGGCAGCGGATATTAAGGTTATTAAAGATAAATACCCAAAACCTAGTTAAGGAGATATAATGGTATCCCACAGAGACTTACAGAATGTAGTTGAGCAGATTAATCAGAGCTATGCTACCTTATTACAGAAGGTGGAAGTATTGGAGGCTCAAGTATTGAGTTTATCAGTACCTACCACAAAAACAACCAAAAGTAAAGAAAAATCTTGACTTTTATGTGAAATTATGTTATAATAGGTAGTATATATGACAGACAATGAATTAGAACTGTACTTCAGGAACATGAACGAACTATTCCGTACTAAAGGATGGTTATCATTACTTGAAGAGATGCGGCTCAATATCCCTCTCATTAACTCCGTAGAGAAGACCAAAGACGAGGCTGACCTAAACTTCCGTAAGGGTCAGTTGAACATCATAGGTACTTTACTTAATCTAGAAGAGACTACACGTATTGGACAAGAGGCCTCACAAGAGACCCCTGAGGACGATTACGTACATGTTTAAGTTCTATGATTATAAATGTGACCTAGGGCACGTTAATGAACACATGGTCAAGGGTTCCCCAGATACACAGGTGTGTAAAACCTGCGGGGCTCATTCGACCAGACAACTTTCCTCTCCTCGTTCTTCTTTAGACCCACACTCTGGCGACTTTGCTGGGGCAACAATAAAGTGGGCTAAAGATCATGAACGTAAGAGAGCAAAAGCAGAGAAGGCTAACCGATGACTTGGAGCCTTTATTTTAGTTTCACCTCCATAATACCAAGGTACGGAGTTTAGTATGGCAGCAGTTATCCTCGATGAGGACTTTAACAAAGATGAGCGTTTTGATAGCTTAGATGATATAACTCAGGACTCAGCAACCAAACAGGAACCTCCGCAAGAGGACACCCCTGAGGCTACAGCAGAGACCACTGAGGATACAATCCCAGATAAGTACAACGGTAAATCACTTGAAGATGTAGTTCGGATGCACCAAGAGGCTGAGAAGCTCCTAGGTCGTCAAAGCTCAGAAGTAGGTGACTTACGTAAAGTAGTCGATAGCTATATCAACACACAACTCAATGATCAGGAACCCGTAACGGCAACTGACGACACAGATGAAGAAGTAGATTTCTATTCTGATCCTGAAAAGGCTATCAGTCGAGCAATTGAGAAACACCCTAAAGTACTGGAAGCAGAGCAAACATCACGCGCTTATCGTAAGCAAACTTCGATGGCCGCTTTACAGAAGGATCACCCAGAGATACCACAGATCGTTGCAGATCCTAAGTTCGCTGAGTGGATTCAAGCCTCTAAGATTAGGACTCGTTTGTTTGTACAGGCAGACCAACATTTTGATATGGAAGCGGCTGACGAACTCTTTTCTAACTGGAAAGAACGTACAGGTGCTATCAATCAAACACTTCAGGCTGAGAAAGAGGGAAGACAGAAGGCTGTCAAGGAAGGGTCAACAGGTTACACTCGTGGTAATCCAGACTCTAGTTCTTCCAAAAAGATCTACAGACGAGCTGATATTATTAAACTTATGAAAACAGACCCAGAGCGTTACCTTGCTCTATCAGACGATATTCAATTAGCATACGCTGAGAAACGGGTCAAATAACCTTACATTATAGAGAGAATTAAAAATGGCTACTTCAGTATATCCCGCACAAGGCGGTGCCGTAGACAACACTAGCGCAGCATCATTCATCCCCGAAATTTGGTCCGATGAAGTTGTTGCAGCTTATGAGAAATCTTTAGTCTTAGCTCCTTTGACTAAGAAGATTGCAATGCAAGGCAAGAAGGGTGATACTATTCACATCCCTAAGCCTACCCGTGGTGTAGCTTCTGCTAAAGCAGAGAACACCGCAGTAACTATCCAGAATGCTACTGAGTCAGAAGTTCTAGTAACTATTGACAAGCACTTTGAATATTCACGTTTGATTGAAGATATCACCAACGTACAAGCCTTAGCTTCCCTTCGTCAGTTCTATACTGGTGATGCTGGTTACGCCCTTGGTAAGCAGGTAGATGATGATCTATTCACACTAGGTAAGAAGTTTGGTGACGGTAATGGCACCTCTTGGGCTACCTCAGCAGCTTTCTACAATGATGCATCTAGCGGTACTACTGCTT